CGACCCGGGCTGTCATATCAAAGCGAATCCCAATCTCGGCGTCTCCATTCACACGTCCTACCTGTCGGACCAAGTCGCCGCGGCGCATAACATTCCGGCGGAGACGAATACCGTCCTCCGTCTGAATTTCTGCGTGTGGACGCATGCGCGCTCGCCGGCGTGGGATATGGGGCGCTGGCGCGACGGCGCGCGGCCATGGCCGGGCGACGCCGCGCTCGTGGGGCGGCCGTGCTATGGCGGGCTGGACCTGGGACAAAATGACGACTTCGCGGCGTTCGCGCTGCTGTGGGAGCTCGCCGACGGCGCCGTCGCCGCGCGGCTCCGTTTTTGGATTCCACGCGCGACGCTCGTCAAATATCCGCGCCGGCCGTATGCGGAGTGGATACGCGCCGGCCGTCTCGAGCTCACCGAGGGCGATACGACCGACGTTGACGTAATCGAGACGGCCGTGCTCGAGGACTGCCGCGGCGCCGGCGTGCGCGAGCTCGCCTACGATAAGCGCTTTGCCAATCAATTGGCGCTGCATCTCCAGGGCGCCGGGCTCACGGTCGTGGATACGCCGCAAGGGTTCGCGCTCAATGAAGCCATTAAGAATCTCGCCAAGCTCGTCGCCGACGGCGCGATCGCGCACGGCGACAATCTGGTCCTGTCGTGGATGATGGACAACGCCGTGCTGCGCAACGGGCGCGACGGCGCCGTGCGGCTCGACAAGGATGCGGCGAAGGACAAAATCGACGGGCCGGCGGCGCTCGTGATGGCGAACGCGCGCCGCATTGCGCGCCCGGCGGCGCCGGCATACCAAATGCTAGTGTTTGGACGAAGAAACGGGGCCGGCCGCCGCTCGATCGCGACGACCCGTCGTCGCAGGTCCATGTACGGCTGCCATCCAAACAATACGACGCCGCGGCGCGCCGCGCGGCGCTCGAGCGCGTCTCGCGGGCCGAATGGATACGGCGCGCGCTCCGGCATGCGCTCGAGAAACGTCCCGGCGCGACAGGGGAGTAAATCCAATGGCTGACCCGAATCGACCCGACGCGCGACCCGAGCCGCCGGACCGTACGCCGCGACGCGAGACGCCGGACCACTTGCCGGCGGAGCCCGGCCGCCCTGGCGCGCCGCCGCGGCCGGACCACTTGCCGGCCGAACCGACGCCGCCCGCCCGCCCGAAGTAATAAGCGGCGACACAAATAGACACGGCCGCCGGCGGCTGGCATAGTGCGCGCCATGCTCCCGGCGGTCGAGGTACCCGAGCGCGCGTACGGGCTCTTACACGTAAAGAGTTTCGATAGCGTACGCCGGACGTTTGCCGGGCTCGCCACGACGCCCGAGCTCGATCGTCAAGGCCATACGGTCAACCCCGCCGGCGTCACGTTTCGCAATCCCTTACCGCTCCTGATGTTCCACGACCAACGCCAGCCCATTGGCACGGTCGTATTGTCGCCGGCGACGGCCGCGGGGATTACCTTCGAGGCGACGCTCGCCGAAGTCGCCGAGCCGGGACCCTTGCGCGCGCGCATTGACGAGGCGTGGCAGTCCGTCAAGGCGGGCCTGATGCGGGGCGTTTCCATCGGGTTTCGCGTGCTCGACGACGGCCTGAAGCTCGCGAAAAACGGGACCGTCGAGATTAGTAAATGCGAAGTCGTCGAGCTCTCGCTCGTGACGGTGCCGGCGAATATCTCGGCGTCCATTCTCTCCGTCAAACAATTTGCCGCGCTTGGCAACCATCCGCCCGGCGTCGCGGGCTCGCCCAAGGTACGACCGATGCAAACCGCTGCCGAACAGGTCAAAGCGTACGAAAACTCGCGAGCCGCCAAAGCCGCGCGGATGGTCGCGCTCATGGACGAGGCGAGCGCGAAAAACGAGACGCTCGACGACGCCGCTGCGACCGAGTACGACGGGCTCAAGCTCGAGGTCAAAGCGCTCGACGACCATCTCACGCGCGCGCGCGAAATCGAGAAATTGCAGATCGCGTCGGCGACGCCGATTGTCGGCGCGACGCCGTCGCCGCTCGCCGCGGCCAATCTGCGCGGCGGCGTCATTTCGGTCAAGGCGAACGTGCCGCCGGCGACGGCGTTTACGCGCTACTGCCAAGCGCTGTTAGTCGCCAAAGGGCAGCCGATGCAAGCGCTCGAGTACGCGCGACGCTGGCACGATTCAACGCCCGAGGTCGAGCTCGTACTCAAAGCGGCCGTCGCCGCCGGCACCACGACCGATGCGACCTGGGCGGGCCCGCTCGCGCCGCTCACGCCGCTCGCGAATGAGTTTCTCGGGCTCCTGCGACCGGCGACCATCCTGGGGAAAGTGCCGGGATTTTTCAAGGTCCCGTTTAACGTGTCGGTCGCGGCACAGACGGGGGGCGGCACGTATCAATGGGTGGGGCAGGGGGCGCCAAAGCCCGTCGGCAAGCTCGCGTTTGTGTCCATTACGCTCGGGATTACGAAATGCGCGGGAATCATCGTGATAACCCAAGAGCTCGCGCGTTCGTCGAGCCCCGACGCCGAGGACGTCATTCGGCGCGATATGGTCGAGGGGATCGCGGCGTTTCTCGACGCCGAGTTTATCGACCCGGCCAAAGCGCCTGTCGCGGGCGTCTCGCCGGGCTCGATTACCAATGGCGTCACGCCGATCACGACCGCGGGGACGTCGCCGGCCAATGCGCGCGCCGATATCCTGGCGCTCGGGAATGCGATGGCGGCGGCCGGCATCTCGACGAGCGGCGCCGTGTTGATCCTGTCGGAGTCGAACGCGCGCGCGCTCGCCGGCGCGCTCAATCCGCTCGGGCAGCCGCTCTTTGCGACGATGGGCCCGGACGGCGGGACGATCATGGGCTATACCGCGATCCCGTCGCAGATTGCGGGGACGACCGTGGCGCTCGTGCAGCCGCGCGAAGTGCTCTATGCCGATGACGGCGGCGTGACCATCGACGTATCGACCGAGGCGTCGGTACAGATGGATTCGGCGCCGATGAACCCGGCCGATGCAACCGTCGTGATGACGTCCTTTTTCCAAAACAACCTGGTCGGACTGCGCGCCGAACGGTTTATCAATTGGAAAAAGGCGCGCGCCGGCGCCGTCCAGTACACCGTCGCGACGTACGCCGCGGCCTAACCAATGCGCGTCGCGATGCGAGTCTTACGCGCTGGGTACTGGGACGGCCAGTACCCGGCCGTCGGCGATCTGATCGAGGTCGACGAGGAATACGTCGCGACGCTCGAGCAAGCGCTATTCGCCGAGCGCGTCCTCGAGCCCGAGCCGGCGCGCCGCCGGCCTGTAAAGGGGGAGCCCCATGGAACGCGAGCGCGCTAAATACGGCCGCGCGGCCGAGCCGAAGTCCGGCGAATCGGTCGACGTCACCTCGCGAATTTGGCATACCGTATTCGGCGCGCCGTACCCGGAGGGGACGACGTACGCCGTAACCAATCGCATCATGGCGGAGACGCTCTATGCGATCGGGTTTGTGACCATTGACGGCTGGACGCCGCCGCCCGAGCCGCCGACGCTCGACGAGCTCGAGGACCTGCGAACCCGCGACGCGCGGCGGTAAACGCTGTGCGCCTATTCGGCCTCGAGATTACGCGCGCGCGCGCGGCGGCGCCCCTGGCGCCGGCGGCGCGCAATACCGGCGGCTGGCGCGCCGTCGTGCGCGAGCCCTTTACCGGCGCGTGGCAGCAAAACGCCGAACTATCGACCGAGACGGCGCTCGCGAATTTTGCTGTCTTTGCGTGTACGACGCTCATTGCGGCGGATATCGGCAAGGTCCGATTACGGCTCGTGGCGCGCGACGAGGACGGGATTTGGTCCGAGGCAGAAAGCGCGGCGTTTTCGCCCGTTCTCAGAAAACCGAATCGGTATCAGACGATTCAAAAGTTTTGCGAGCAATGGATCGTCTCGAAGCTGATTACCGGGAACACGTACGTTTTAAAACAACGCGACGCGCGCGGCGTCGTCGTCGCGCTCTACGTGCTCGATCCGGCGCGCGTCGTGCCGCTCGTGACGCCGGACGGCGCCGTCTATTACGAACTACGCCGCGACGATTTGGCCGGGCTCGGGCTGTCGGCGCTCGAGGGGCGCGACGGCGTCGTCGTGCCGGCGTCGGAAATCATCCATGATTTAATGGTCGCGCTCTACCATCCACTGGTCGGCGTCTCGCCCATTTTTGCGTGCGGGCTGGCGGCGGCGCAGGGGCTCGCGATCCAATCCAACTCCGCGCGGTTTTTCAGTAACGGCAGCCATCCGGGCGGCGTGCTGACGGCGCCCGGCGCGATCGGCGACGAGACCGCGCTTCGCTTAAAAGAGTACTGGGAAGCGAATTTTACCGGCGTCCACGCCGGGCGCGTCGCCGTCCTGGGCGATGGGCTCAAGTATGAAGCGATGACGTTGACGGCGGAGGAATCCCAACTCATTGAACAGTTGAAATGGACGGCCGAAACCGTGTGCGCGTGCTATCACGTGCCGCCGTTCATGATCTATGTCGGGGGCGCGCCGCCCTATGGCAACCCGGCGCCGATGTTCCAACAGTACTACTCGCAGTGCCTCCAATCGCTGATGACGGCGTTCGAATCGTCGCTCGACGAGGGGCTCGGGCTCGGGAAGGATTACGGGAACGCGTACGGGACCGAGTTTGATATCGACGACCTAATTTGGCTCGATCACGAAACGAAAACCAAAGCGGCGGAAGGGGCGATCGGCTCGGGCGCCGTCTCGCCGAATGAGGCGCGCCGCAAGTATTACGGGCTCGGGCCCGTCGCCGGCGGCGGCTCGCCCTACATGCAGCAACAGTACTATTCGCTCGAGGCGCTCGCGACGCGCGACGCCGATAAGCCCTTCAGTAAACCGGCGCCGGCGACGCCGCCGCGGCCGGCGCTCGAGCCCGGCGACGACGACGACGACGACGCGCTCGAGGCGGCGTTTCGCCGCAAGGATTGGGGGGCGGTCGTCCATGGCTAAGCCCGAGCGGCTCGTCGAGCTCGTCGAGCATGCCATTCAAGGGGCCGTCGCGCCGCTCCTGGCGCGTCTCGAGGCGCTCGAGGGGCAAAGCCCGGCGCCGGGTCCGGCGGGCCCGCCTGGGCCGCCTGGGCCGCCTGGGGAGCCCGGCCTACGGTATGAGGGCGTCCACGTTGCCGGCCGCGGCTATACGCCGGGCGAGCTCGTGACGCATAGCGGCTCGGTCTGGTACTGCCATACGGCGACGACCGCGACGCCGGGCGGCTCGGCGCCGGGCTGGTCGCTGATGGTCAAACGGGGGAAGGACGCGCGGACGCCGCGCGACGGGGGCGCCTGATGCTGACGTTCCGGTTTATCTGCCTGGTCCTCGCGCTCGTGTGCTTTGCCGCGGCGGCGGCCGGCGTCTCGAGCCGGATTTGCTTGCAGCCGCTCGGGCTCGCGCTCCTAACGCTCGGCTGGATCGTGCCATGAGTCCCGTACTGGCGCCGCTCGTGTTGTTTACTGAGGCGAAGGACCATTTACGCGTGACCGATACCGCACACGACGTCGAGATACAACGCAAGCTCGATGCGGCGTCGGCGATCATTCGCGATTATCTGAAAGACCGTGCGGACCCGACGTGGACCGAGGCGACAACGCCGCTCCCGGTACAGGCGGCGACGCTCGAGCTCCTGGCGGCGCTCTATGAGCATAGGGGCGACGATTACGCGCCGGATGATTACGACGCCGCGCTCTGGGCCGCGCTCGAGCGGAAGCTCGTACGGTTTCGCGACCCGGCGCTCGCGTAAAGAGGGGATATGGGTATCGGCGCCTATCGGCATCGCGTCACCGTCGAGACGCCCCACGCGCCGACGCCGGACGGGCATGGCGGGTATACCGAGTCCTGGGCGCCGGCCGATCCGCCGCTCTGGGACTGCGCGATCGCGCCGGCGACGGTGCGCGCGCTC